CGCACAGCTAATTCAGCTGTGTGAGTACACTGTATTATCTTTAAAGTACCATTCAGACCCATCATCCATGCTGGAAAGAATGTTGATGCGAATTCTGATTTGGAGTGTCTTGGTGGTAAGCACACAATTAGACGTTTTAGTTTGCCTTGTGCAATTCTATTGAATTTATCTGCAATTATTCTGTGGTGTCTGCCTTCTATAAAAGTGTCACCCCACATATGTTTTACAAAACCCATGAAGTCGTTTTGACAAGAATCTTGCTTGTCTAATTGTTCGTAACGACTAAGTAAAGCTAGTGCTTCTGCTTTGTCTTGTTCAGAAAGAATATCAAAATCTTTTAATGATATGTCGCTCATAACTTAGTCAGGTTGAGTAACTAGGTAGTGACATAGTAGCTACCCAACCCTAAACACAATGTGTCTAGGGGCAGTATAGTGCATTTGTCTGACATGCTAAACCTCACTCCACTCTTTACCTTGAAATAGTAGAGCTTCAGCTTCACGTCTACGTATCAAACCAGTCAATACTTCCCCATTTGCTTTGTTCCATCGTTTGATTTGTTGTGGCACTTCTTCGTATTTGCCTTCGTTCAAGACCTTGAGCAGCGTAGAACTGCCTAAGTTTGAGGGTCCTAAGTTATACACCCATGCACAAAGAGCGTCATATTGACTTTGGTTAAGCTCTACCTCAACCATGTCATCTATGTAACTTTCAAACTCAATCATTTCTTCTTGCAGTAAATAGTTAGCTTCATCTTTGTTAATTTTGTCACCTTCTTTGACATCTTTGGTATGTCCATAACCTATAGTCCATACACCAGCTGGACACTTGTAAGCCTCTAGCTCACAACCTTCAAACTTTTTGATTAACGCTAATCCTTCTTGTGATATTTGCATATTACTCTCCCCATGTTCCATCTTTTCTGACTTTAGCTTTTTTTGTACCACCGAAATAAGGTGAAGCCAAACCTTCTTTAATAAGTATTTCACATACGTTGTTTCCATTGCAATCGTAAGGTATGCCAAGCAATCTACCATACTTGCCACGACCTAATGATTTAATTTTTATATCTCCTGTCAAAAGTTCGCCTAACCTCTTCTTGGCTTTAAGACCTAAAGCCTTTTCTGCTGTTCTTTCAGGTTGTCTTTTTGTATTGACTCTAGATTCTGGAGTGTCGATTCCATGGCAGCGTACTGATTGATTGGCTAATTTTATATTGAATCCTAAATCTATTTCGCTTAGAACAAAGCCATCTCCATCTATAATTCTCTCTAGTTTTGCGTTATAAACAAAAGCATCTGGTGTCTTACTCATCCTTTTCCTGTGGTTTGTCTAATTCTCTATAATATTTGATTATTGAAAGTATGTCCTTAGTGTATCGAGTTATTTCAGCCATATCCATGCTAAGGTTTTCGTATTCTCTGCTAGACAATGAATAAAAAGCTCTAGGAGGTGCATTGCCAGACTCAAGATTATCTAAGTATTCTTGCATAGTAGTTGGTGTCATAACTTCCCAATCTACATTGGTTAAGCTCATAGGATATGGTAGAGGTGGATGATATATAGGTGGTCTTTCAGCTATAGTCTTAACTTGCACAGGTTTGACCTGTGGCAACATAGAGCAACTGGCAGTAATTACTGCAAGACTAACTATCAGTAGATTCTTCATCAAATTGATTTGGGTTGCTTAGTTTCTCAAGCTCAAGCATTACTCTTTCTGAGCCTCTATTTATTCTACGTTGTAAGTCTTCTGGATTTGCTAATGCTGATTCATCTAAGTCTAAGTTTGCAAATGTTTTTCTAAGTTTGTTTACGTTTGCAAGAGCTTTTCTGTTTTCGTCTGCAAGAGTATTCATTTGTTGTTGTTGTTGTTTTGCTTGCTTTAGATGGTTTTCTATAGCCTCGTTTTGTTCTTTTATTTTAGTCTCCAAGACTACTTGGTTGCCTTTTAACGTGCTGATTTGGTCTGCTTGATAGTCTATGTACCATGCTGAACTGGCAACAGTTACAACTAACAAGCCTCCTAGTATTAATGATAATTTCATGCCCATGTGTATACTTTTAACGCCTCAGCTTTTCCTTTAACTGTTAAATCTGGTAGTGACTTTAACACATATTTACACTTTTGTGCTGTTTCGTGCCCTATGAGGGTACTTACACCAGCCTCCTTGGTTCCTGACTCAAGACGAGCTGCTACGTTACATGGGTCACCAATCAAACTAAAAGCAAATCTATCTGTAGCCCCAAAATTTCCAGCAATACAAATTCCGCTGTTAACACCAATACCAATGGCTATTTCTGGTATGCCTTCTTCTACAAAACGCTGGTTCAATTCGACAATGTTTTTCTCTATTTGTTTCGCTGCGTCACATGCTAATTGATGATGGTCTTCTTGTGGAATGATTGTGTTGAAATGAAACATTCCAGCATCGCCTATGAACTTGTCTGTAACGCCTGAAAATTGATTTACAGCCTGTACTTGTACATCTAAGACAGAGTTCATGATATAAGTGACCATTTCTGGCTCTACAGACTC